TTATCCCATTGTATTAAAGCGAATGCTCGCTTTTACCAATGCCAGCGCACGGATCGAGTCGGCGGGGATATCTTTCGGCGAATGATGCGGATTATGGCTAACTAATCGAACTAAACGTTCGTCATCGGCTTTCTGTATATACTTGATGGTGATGTAGCTTTCACCATCGATTATAAACGATAGAAGATACATTTCGCCCCATAATATACCAGACAAATTATTTGCAATTTCTTTATATAGAACGATGTCGCCACTTTTCAGTAATGGGTACATCGAATCCCCTCGCACGTAAAGAGCTCCATCGCATGGCGGAAGATCGGGGATTTGTATATGGCTAATGGGTGTTTGGCGGGCCTGATCGCTGAACAGTTCCACTAAACCGGCTGTTGCATCTAATTCGTAGAGGGGGATGCTTTGCAATCCTACTTTGTGATCCGTTCGCAGATGGAATTGTTCTTTTACGACTGGCGTGGCAAGTTGGATATCTTGATCTCGAAGCATTGAACCTCGTCCTGTCAATAACCATTCGACCGATACTTGTGGATATGCGGCAAGAAATCTCGCTATATTATCCTCGCTAATACCATTATTCTGTCCCAAAATCCCCCTTGTAATACCCGTTTTTCGGTAAAAATCATACTGACTTATACCATTTTCCGAAAGGAATAACAATATTTTTCGCTTGATAGGCGATTTTTCTTGCTTATTTTCTTGCATAGTCGAAATATCTCGTTTATATTTGCATTGTCTTAATAAGTTAATGCGCTATAAAGATAGTGAAAATTTTGAATTATGGCTATGAAAGAGGAAATTAAGAAGTGGCAAACACAAAGCAACAAGAACAAGGTCTGTTTTTACCTGATTACGCGGGGCGTCGCATTCAGTTATACGGAGGAGACCGGAATTGCTTTCGAAGCGTCTGCTTCCTTCGTAAAACGCATGTCCGACGCTTTGGTAACGGCTTACGGTTGTTCCTTGAGACCGATCATCAATGAAGTAAAATAACCCGGGTAATCCCGATAATGGCATTTCAAAGAGATACTGTCTGACTACTTGTAGAACCAAACATAACCAAGAGAATGATGAAATATATCGAATTATCGACTTCTAAAAAAGATCGCATCTGTCGGGTGTTGGGGGTAAGCCGTGTAACACTGTGGTCGGCCTTGACCTTCCAAACCCAGAGCACGTTGGCAGAAAAGATTCGCCGCATGGCCGTGCAAAATGGCGGACGCGTAATGATCAAGCTCGATGTCACGGAAGGTTTCATGCCAAATTGTGAGATCAATTTCGTACATGATATCGGCGGCGTACAACGGATTATTCAGACCTTCTCGAACGGTGTTCGAGTGGAGTTCGACAACGTGACGTGCACGGCCAGCATCAGTCGGGACGGCCGTGCCGTGAAAATGTTCTCCGATGTCAAGGTTCGTGACTGGGGAAATATCGTATTTGAGGCGCAAAGCCTCACGGATTCATTAAACAAATAGGCTTATGATACCCAAACACCAAAGAGAGGCTATTTCCCGCCACGAAGAGCGTCTGAATGAGCTATTGCATGCGGCGGTCGAAGAACTGGAATCGATCAGCGGACACGGTCTCGGCGAGTCCGACTGGAACGAAGCTGACGGTACGATCACCTTTCTATTTCAAGACGTATCTCTGTTGAAACGCTTTCGGCAACGTCGTGTGCAGCCGTCAGGATCTGCTCAATCCGGGGATCATGCTTATCAATCCACACTCGAAAGGTCATCGTGTACTCCTCCACGGCAGGAATGGAAAATTCAAATCGGTAACATTCGGGAGGATACGATTTATCAGTTCTGTATCTCACGTCTAACCGGCGCAATTGAGGAGACATCGATTCACGAGTACGGAACATCAGCTGTTCCGACGGGCAAATAAAATGGATATATAGATCGGCAGGTAACATAATCGCTGAAATTTTGTAGTTGGCAACACAAATATAGCGATTTTCCCGCGAACGCTGAAGGCGTTGCCCGGAGCGATACCGGCGCGGGAGCAAGAAACGAGAAATCATGGAATATTTCGGAAACATAATAGCGGTAACGATGCACGAGCTGACACGGTCGGACAATGGTGAAGCGGTGATTAGCAAAAGCAACTACGACAAGCTCGTCTGCCGAGGCCGGATAAATGTTCTACGTCCGGGGAAGGGGCTCGGTTCGTATGCTCTGATCGAGTACCACTCACTACCTGAACGGTTCCGACTGCGTTTTGAAGCGAAATACGGTAATCCCGAAAAGATAATGAAACAGGAAGATATGCCGCTTGCAGCCGATAGCGAAGCACAAAAGTATTATCATGAATATCTGTTGCCGAACGGCGAACATTTACCGGAGGATAAACAAACAGAATACACGTTGAATGCGCGGGTGCTGAATGCTCTTCGGGAAATGCGGGGGACACAAAAGGCGATGCGACGTGCGTGCAACAACAATACGCCGGTCATCTGGTCCAACATCTTTGCCACGGCCGAGGAGTTGCGCCAAGCCTACGGACACACCCTGCCCAAGAGTGAAGCTCGTCTGCGCGACAAGCTCCGTCAATATACGAAAGAGGGCTATGCCTGCCTTGTGTCTGGCAAGTTCTGCAATGCGAACACGCTGAAAATTACCAAAGCGGCCGGACGTCAGATCGTCGCCCTGCGCCGTTGCCGTGTTCCGGTCTATACGACCAAGCAGCTCTTCGAAGAATTCAACCGCATCGCCGAACGTCGCGGTTGGAAACGGCTCGCTTCGCAGTCATCGCTGGTGCAGTACCTCGAACGGCCGGAGATCAAGCCGCTGTGGTACGACGCTGTTTATGGTGAACTGGCGGCCAAACAGCTCTATGCACGCCGCAACAAGACCGAAATGCCGACGATGCGCGATTCGCTGTGGTACGGTGACGGAACGAAGCTCAACCTCTTCTACAAGGCGGTCGAGAACGGCAAAACGGTGGTGCGTTCCGCATCGGTGTACGAAGTGATCGATGCTTACAGCGAAACCTTGCTCGGCTATGCGGTCAGCGATACGGAGAATTTCGACGCTCAGTTTCGGGCTTTCCGTATGGCTATCGAAACAGCCGGACACAAACCGTATGAAATCGTTACCGACAATCAGGGCGGGCAGCGGAGCAAGATCGCTCAGAAGTTCTTCGCGAATATCTGCCGCATCAATCGCCCGACAGCACCATATAACGCACCGTCGAAAAGTATCGAGTCGGTGTTCGGTCGCTTTCAAAAGCAGGTACTGCATGAGGATTGGCGTTTCACCGGCGGAAACATCACTTCGAAAGAGGCGTGGAAGATCAACCGGGAGTTTCTCGAAGCGAACAAGGAGAAACTGTTCACCTACGAGGAGATGCTGGAGGCCTACTCCGTCGCCCGCAGCAAATGGAATGCGATGAAGCACTACCAGACGGGGATTGCACACGAAGAGATGTACCGCACGAGCGTCAATCCTGCAACGGAGCGCGTAACGGAATTGGATATGATCGATCTGTTCTGGCTGACGACCGAGCGGCCGAGCATATTTACAGCCGATGGTATCACGATTCAATACCAAAACCGCAAGTACACTTACGAGGTATTAACCTCCGATGGTACGCCCGATTACGCATGGCGCAGTGAGAATACCGGCCGAGAATTCTTCGTGCGTTTCGATCCGAAGTCCATGGATCGCGCATTGCTTTACGAACAGACCCCGATGGGGTTACGTTACGAAACCGTAGCATATCCTTATCTCACCGTCCGCCGCAATATTCAGGAACAACAGGAAGGCGATATGGAGCTGATTCGCTACAACGATGAAGCGAACAAACGTGAGCGGGTGCGCCGTCAAATCGAGGCGCACGCGTTGGAACTGGAACACGGCGTCGCACCGGAACAGCACGGGCTGCGGACACCGGCGATCAAAGGCATCAGCGAAAAAGAGTACGAACGCCTGGCCGATACGGTTGTAGTCGTTCCTTCCGAGCAGTACTCCGAACCGGTGACCGTCGGCGAATATACCAAGGCGGTCAGCAATCTGGATTGCGATCCGACAGCGATATTCAATCGAATGTAAATTTTTGATTACAAACCAATATGAAACAGTTATCTCTCGAAGAAAAAAAGGATATTCAGGCCCGTTTGCAGGTCTATGTATCCAAGTATCCCAGCCAAAACAAGGCGGTGAATTCACTCGGTATCAGTGCAGGTACGATTAGTACGATTCTGAACGGTAAATTCGACAACATCAGCGACGAAATGTTCCTGCGGATCCGCTCGCAAATTTCTCCTGTGAATCCGGAGGAATGGACTGTCTGCGAAACGACGGCTTACCGGGAATTATTTCTTTTGCTGGAGGATGCGCAAGCGAATCAAAACGTGTCATGGGTGGTTGGAAATGCCGGTATCGGCAAGACGACGACCGCGCACGATTATGCTGCCAAGCATGAAAACGTGTTCGTTATCTCGTGTTCGGAGGACATGCGTCGCGGGGACTTTATTCGTGAAATGGCCCGCGTCATAGGGCTCAAACTCGCCCAGACGAGCCTGCGGGAGAAACTCCAAGCCGTAACGGATGAATTGCGTGTGCTCGACCGGCCGCTGCTTGTCTTCGACGAAGGCGACAAGTTGATGGATACGGTGTTTTACTACTTCATTTCGATTTACAACGCGCTCGAAGGACGCTGCGGAATCATCTTTCTATCGACCGAATACATCAAGCGGCGGATGAGTATCGGCTTGGAGTACGACAAAAAGGGTTATGACGAGATGTTTTCACGTATCGGGCGCCGGTTCATCGACCTCACTCCCGCAACCAGCCATGAGGTGACGGCCGTATGTCAGGCAAACGGGCTGAATGCCGAAGCAGCAATCTCCAAAGTGTTGGCAGATGCCCGCACGGTCGTATCGAAAGCTGCAAATCCATGGGATAAGAAGCAAGTGCGGGACTATTACGACATGCGCCGTGTTCGGAAATCGGTGCACAAAAGTAAAAAGCTCGCTGAAATCAAGAAATAGTCTTGTTCAAAAGCAATTCAAATGGGCCGGACACTATCTGCAAAACAGGTTCTGACGATCAAACGCCGCACGATTCGTTTGGGCGGCATCTGGGATGATTGCGTGGGGGAAATCGACCGTACGGGTGTGGTGTTCTTCTGGGGTAACAGCGGCAACGGAAAGACTTCGGCTGTGGTATCCTTTTGCAAGGCGCTGTGCGCTCATGGCAAAGTACTTTATCTGCCGTTGGAGGAGGGACTCGGAGGAACGACACAGGATGCTATTCGGCGTTATCGGGCAGATGAATGCGGCAGTCGTTTTCAGTACAACGATTCGATGAGTTTCGAAGAAATGGACGAACGACTGTCGAAACCTCGATCGTGGGATTTCGTTGTCATCGACTCTTTCCAATATACCCAAATGAGTTACAAGGAATACATCGCATTCAAGGAGCGGCATCGCAACAAATTGCTGATTTTCGTCAGCCATGCCGACGGCAAACGCCCGGACGGACGTGCTGCGATCAAAGTGATGTACGACGCTTCGCTGAAAATCTGGGTCGAAGGTTACAAAGCCTTCAGTAAGGGCCGTTTTATCGGTCCGACAGGCGAATGTACGATTTACGAAGAAGGTGCGCGTAAATACTGGGGATAAACCTTAAATGCAAAACGATATGGACATCAAGAAAATTTACATCAGCGGAAAGATCACCGGACTGCCTGTCCGGGAGGCGATCGCCAAATTTCGAAGTGCGGCGGAGAAGATACGGCGGTTCGGATTCGAACCGGTCAGCCCGTTCGACAATGGCCTTCCACTGGAGGCTGACTGGGCGGAGCACATAGGCAAAGATATCTCGTTGCTGCTTCGATGTGACGCCATCTACTTGTTGGACGATTACGAGAAGAGCGAGGGTGCACGCATCGAGTTGTGCATCGCCCTCCATCGTCGAATGCCGGTCTTTATGAACGTACGGCCCAAACTCGGATTTTTCAGCGTACAAACTTTCGAAGATTATGACAAAGAAAAAGCGTAGCTACTTCCGGTTCTATGCCATCGCCAAGGCGAAAGGTATCGACCTCGACCGATACAAGGAAACTTTGGTATTGCAATTCACCGATGGTCGTACTTCATCGCTTCGGGAGATGATGCCGACGGAGTACGAAGATATGTGCGAGTGCTTGCAGTCGGGTAAAATGAGGGGAGAAAGTATTGCAGACCACAAAGAACGGCTACGAAAAGCCCGTTCGGCAGTATTGAAACGCATGCAACGCCTCGGTATCGATACGACTGATTCTTCATTTACCCCGGTCAACGAATTCTGCATGGATTTACGTATCGCAGGCAAGCCGTTCGGACTATTGACCGTAGAGGAATTGCAGTCCCTTATTCCCAAACTGGAGGCGATTCTACGCAAGCCCAAAATCCGAAATACACAATGCGCCGTTTCAATTCCGCTTATTATTCGATCCAACCAATTGCCGAGCTAACCATGAAACCTGTAATTAAAACGATATCTGAAGTCAAAGATGCCAAGGAACATCTTGAAGACCAAATATCCTGCTTGCTGATGCAGTTCGAAAAAGATAACGGAGTACATATCTCCGATTTAAGCATCTATCCGCGTGAAATATACAATGAATACGGGAAAATGATAGGCCGCCAAATCGGAACCTCAATCGTTGTCAAATTATGACCAAACTACCTTACCGCCAGGCAATGCTGATTAAACATACGGCATGGATGAACACTCGCCTGCTTGCGCGGGGTCCTCGGCCGGAAGACGCGCGGTACGTGCCGCTCGCGGTGCGGATGCTTACGCTGGTCGGCTGCCTGAACTACGCGATGCTCGACCTGGAGGCCGAACTCACGGCCTCCGGCTTGTTCCACCATGAAACCAAGCGCCGTTATACGCAGGCCCGGACTTTGGTCGCGCAGGCTCACGGCATCGCCTGGTCGATGCTTCGCAAGATCGACGACCGGGCCGCCCGACAGTACAACGACAAGACGGACGAGGCGTATCGGACCATCAGCGACTGTATCCTGTTGGAGGCTCCTCAAAGGTCTTACAACATCGTGCTGTCGCTGTGTAGGATCATCAGCTCTCTCAACGGTCGGATTTCGGGTCGCTACGACTTCAACCCGGCCAAACCTCTTGTACGCATCCCGGCTCTGTTGGAGTGTACCGGGATCGAGGATTGCAAAATAGACGGAATCATCGAATTGAATTTAACGGACTAAAGAAAATGAAAGTAATCGTTACCTTCTCAGGAGGCAAGGACAGCCTTGCGGCGTTGTTGTGGGTGCGCGAGCATATTACCACCAACTTTACCACCGTGTTCTGCGATACAGGCTGGGAACACCCACTGACCTATGAGTATATCAACCGTATCGCCGACAAACTGCACCTCGACTTGGTAACATTGAAGTCGAAGAAGTACGACGGGATGGTCGATCTCGCGCGGCAAAAAAAGCGCTGGGCCTCGACGCGGGCGCGGTTCTGCACGATAGAACTCAAAACCAAACCGACGATTGACTATGTGCTGGACGAAGTTCAGGACAATATGCTGATGATTCAGGGCATCAGAGGCGCGGAATCTCCGGCGCGAGCCAAGATGTCGGCGCAATGTACGTACTTCAAATATTATTTCGAGCCCTACGGTTATGACAAAAACGGTAAGCCGAAGAAGCACAGCTACCGTGGTAAGGATGTCCGGGCATTTCGGGAAAAGTTCGCCGACGATTTGCTTCGGCCCGTGTTCGACTGGTCGGCGCAGCAGGTGATCGATTACATCCTCGCCGCAGGGTTAGAGCCGAATCCGCTCTACACGATGGGGTATAAGCGCGTCGGGTGCTGGCCGTGTGTGATGGCAAACCAGCGCGAGATTCTCAATATTGCCCAACAATCTCCCGAACGTATAGCGGAAATAGCAAACTTCGAAGGAGAGTTGCACTCTTATTTTTTCGGCCCAGACAAGATACCCGCCCACGCGATTACCAGCGGAGAGAAATATCCGACAATAAACGATGTCGTGCGCTACGTCCAATGGCAGAACGCGACGGGCAGTTTGTTCGACGACGATACGGCGACCAGTTGTATGAGCTTTTACGGATTGTGTGAGTAAACAATAAAATAAAATGAAAAAATACACACAGGCAGATTTCGATGCCTTCGAGGTGATCGACGGAATCAAACAATGCCCCTCGGGGGATTACAGTGCTATACAAGTATTCAGCGATAGGTGCTCCTTCGGCGAGGGTTGCTCCTTCGGCGAGGGTTGCTCCTTTGAAGGGAAAGGCGAATATATCGGCGATTATCCTTTCCTGGCTTTTGTCGGGTTCGGCTCCCGGATCGGCAGCAAGGTTTACTTTTTCAACCTGCAAGACGGCATTTATGTCCGTTGCGGCTGTTGGCTGTCAGATATAGCGGGGTTCCGGGAGAGAGTCAAAGAGAAGAATGCCGATGCGATGTACCTGGATTTATGCGATCTGGTCGAGAGGAAGTTTAACAGGAAAAATTCGAAATAACTATGCGGGCGAACGAATATCAGACACGCGCGATGAGTACGCGGCTGCCGAGTCGCGAGAATGCGACCTATATGCTTTTCGGCCTGATGGCCGAGGTGGGCGAAATCGCCGACAAGATCGCCAAATGGCGCCGAAAGGGAGTGTACCGGCTGGATATGGATCATTTGGTCTTCAATACGGGCGATCTGCAAGAGGCGGAGGGTTACAAATCCGAGCTGATGAAAGAGGTCGGGGATTGTGCGTGGTTTATCGCGGGCATTGCCGATTGCTTCGGCTTCACGCTCGAAGAGGTCATGCAGCAGAACCTCGACAAACTCGCCAGCCGCCGCGAGCGCGGCGTGATCGATGGAAACGGGGATAACCGATGATCGCTTATGACCCACGACTCTCTTTTCAGCGGGATCGGAGGGGCTATCTGATTGCAGATTTTTGAAACGATAAACGAATACGAAAGGAAATGAAAAATAGGATATTAATTATCTTTTGTCTGTTGGCATTAATCGGTTGTTGTCCCTGTCATCGAGTGTTGGTCATCAGGTATCCCATACCAATTTACTCTTCTGTTCCATACTCAACCAGCCGTAAATGGGTGCCCAAGACACATCGGGATTCCCTTTTATGGCGAGCATCGCGGGAAGCCGTCCGAGCTGCAAATGAAGCGACAAAACATTCGAACCCTGTTTACGAATTTGAGTTGGTGAAATAGCGAGATTCTCGCAAAATATCGAAATAATTATGAAACCAATTGAAGAGAGGGCAAATGCTGCTTGGTCTGACTATGAATACAGAGAGGGAGAATTGTACTCAACATGCTTCATAAATGGCTTTTCTGCCGGCGCACAATCCGAGCGCGATGAATTGACCCGCTGGCGTGATCCGAAGGTGGAGCTGCCAAATGATAATCGAGATGTTTTAGTTAAAACAACATTATGCCGTGAATACTGCATTGCCTTTTACAAGGCAAATGGGGGCCGGAACCATCATTGGCGCGAGAACAATGGATCTTTAGATGACGATATGGTCATCGGCTGGCGGCCGATTTTCGAAAAAGAGTAAGATATGACAAAAGCATCTATGAAAACCAAACTTTTGAAGCGGTTACGAAAGGAGGCTATATTGAATCATAACGATTACAGGATATGCCCGATTTGTGGGAGGATGTGGCATAAATCAGAAATGTGGAGTTCTACGCCGTGTTGCGGAGCATGGGCGTATATAGCGCGGCCCGATGAATACATCCTCCTCCGCGTTGCGGAATTAAAAGGAAAGAGAAGATAACGCAATTATAAATTGTATGGATATTACGAAAATGACAGCAGCACAACGCGCCGAACTGAAGGCGCAGCTTGAGGCCGAGGAGCGTGCCGAGAAACAGAAACGCGAAGAGAGTATTGCCGCATACAAGTCGTCGGTGGATGAGTTCTGCCGCAACAAGTTTAGCCGGTTGCAGGCGTTGAGCGAGGAGATGCGCCGGCTGAAAGAGGAGGTTTTCGGCGATGCCGAAACGCTGATCGCGCTCAAGGATGAGTTGTTCCGAACCAAATCGGACCGACACAGCAATCAATTCACGACCTCCGATGGCAAGATCACGGTGGCGCTCGGTTATCGCACCAACGACGGCTGGGACGATACGGTGAATGTCGGGGTCGATAAGGTCAAAACGTTCATCAAATCGCTGGCCAAAGACGAGGATTCGGCAGCTTTGACCGAGATGGTCATGAATCTGCTGGCGAAGGATCGCAAGGGAAATCTGAAGGCCAGCCGCGTACTGCAACTGCGCGAAATCGCCCGCAAATCAGGCTATCCGCAACTGATCGAGGCCACCGACATCATCCAGAACGCCTACCGGCCCGTCGATACCTGTCAGTTCATTTCGGTCTCCTACAAGGACGACAAAGGAGTGAAACAGACATTGCCGCTCTCGTTGGCAGCCATGGAGTAGTCCCGAACGGTTGTCTGCGGCGGTTCGATTCCGCCGCCGGGAACATTGTCAGAAAGTAACAAATTTTGTAGCTTTGTCTGTGTTTAACTAAAAATATATTTTTATGGATTTTTATTTCGTAATTCTTGGAATTCTGTTTTTCATTTTTGGACTCCTCCAAATTATTCTGTTTTTCAAATTATGGGCTATGACCAACAATGTAAAGAAGATTGCACAAGGCAATGATTCTCCACATGTTGATTGGCAACTTCGGGCTTGTGTTTTAACTGGAGATATGGATCGCGCCGAGAAATTGATAATTGAAGATTTTGTCGAAAAGGTGCGATTACATGTTATCCAACACGGGCCGTCCGACTACATAGGAACGATAAAGCAGGAGTGCCGGGCCAGATTCAAGGCGATCGGCAAACAGATGCCTGAAGCCATTGAAAAACTCCAGAATGGAGCAAATGTCATTCAGTTGATACCATAATTATCCCGTTTTTATATGCGATAATTCTTATTCCTGTCAAGAGATTCGATGTAGATTAGTCGAATTTGTTTTCCGAAAAAAAGTTTTTACCTTTGCCCTTGCTTACTACATATACAATCGAGGGCAAAATCCAAAAATAATATTTGACTCGATAAAGGAACGCCCCTATGATGGGCTGGGAGGAAACGACCGGCCAGCATTCACGCCCTGCGTATATGTGGTAAGCACATCTACGGGGGCGTTCTCTTTATTGTAAATTCTTATTCTATGCTTACCAATAAGAATGAAGCTGGCACCTTACTGCCGCAAGCGTTTACGTTCAACGCTTCAAACCAACAAGTGCGTACCGTTCTTCTCAATGGGGTGCCGTATTTCTGCGGTAAAGATGTATGTGTCTTGGATTATCCAATCACAATGATGCTTTGGCTGCTCTCGATGATGATGAAAGGAGGGGGTCGCCAGTACCGACCCCCTCGGGAACACAGCAAATGGTAGTAGTCAATGAGAGCGGTTTGTACCATCTTATTTTTCAATCACGCAAAGAGGAAGCGAAAGCCTTCCGCAAATGGGTAACGTCAGAGGTGCTGCCAGCCCTTCGCAGAACGGGCCGTTATGAGGTTTTGCCAACAAGACGTTCTCTCCGCCACCCTCGGCGCGGTGAGCCGATTACGGCAGAGATACTTCACTTGCTGTGGTTGATCGGCGAGAGCCTTCACCAAGGGGATCAGATCGAAATTGCCATGGAGCTGGGCGTGACTCGCCAGACTGTGAGCCGCGTTCTGAACGGCGATCAGCGAAGCAGCAGGATCCTGATGGCACTCTATAAACGTGCCCAGGCCAACCGCGAAGCAGACCGTCTGTACCACGCTCCGCGCGAGATGGCACAGCGTCTTTTGGGCGAGAATGTTCCTGTGCCGTCACCCCGGCGACTTCCGGCGGTGCATCTTAACTGCGGTCGCGGGGCTGCCCTGGGAAATCAGAACGCCCGCAAACACCAATCCGATCGTTAAACCTTCAAACAAGCAAATCATCATGGGACACAATAAGATTCGCAAGCGTTATATGGTCACCGAGGGTGATCTGTTCCGGCTCTACGCCGAGATTCGCCAGGTGCGTCACGAGGAGCGGCGCGAGGCGTTCATGGCCGATTTCCGCCGCCTGCTGCGCGAGGCGCAGCCCGTACGGCTCGTCATCGAGAAAGGAGGCAGCGATGGTACGCTTTGAGAAAGACCGCTACATCATCGAGGTATATACCGGCAGCGACCCGGTCGAGAGCTGGTTGAACCTGCATGAGGAGATCGCCTACCTGCTCGGCTTGGTCAATCAGGGCAACTGCCCGGAGAGCGGTTTTCTGTGTCTTCCGCAGCTGCTCGGAGATATGATGCCCCAATGGGAAACGGCCCGTAAAATGAACGGGAATTGACCGTTTTTCCGATCAACTTTTGAACCGCCGGAGTGAATCCGGCGGTTTTTCGTTAAATTATTGAATATAATCGGTAAAAAGAAGTATAAAATGATTATTTTTGCAAAAAGCACTTCATTTATTCCGATACGATGCCTCGCGGCCGCAACAAACACCTGATCGAACAGCGCAACTCGGCGCTGATCCGCCGGTATTACTACTGGACGGAAGTGCAGCGTCTGCGCTTCGACGACGCCTTGAAAATCCTGTCGGAGCAGGAGTTCTTCATCTCCGAGGAGCGGATCATGGCGGTAATTCGCCAGGCGTGCCGGGAGTGCAAGGATTTGAAGGTGCAGCCGGTTCCTAAAGTCCGCAAACCGCGTATCACGGCGGCACAGCTGGCTCTTTTCTGCGGCGAATAGCGGCTATTTTCCCTCGTTTATCTGATCTTTGACCGGCCATCGGAAGGTCGTATCGTAAATCTTCCAGTTGTAGATCGTCGTGGAGGCGCGGCTGCGGATCCGCGACATCGGGCCGATGGAGCCTTTGGGCCGGTACCCTTGCAGGGCTTGTAGCACGCAGCGGTTCAGCCGGGCGCGTTCGGCGATCTTGTCTGTGGTTCCCGATCCGGCGTGCGTGTCGTCATAGCAATCGACAGCCAGGCGCACCGTGATTTCTGCCGTGCCCTTCTGGACGTTCACCTGGGGGATGCCGGCATTGCTCCATTCGGTTTCCACGGCACTCAAGAGTGCGCACGGGAACGTGACGGGATATTGGTCGCCGGGATTAGGCTCCAACTGTCCGTAATCTTCGTCGATCATACGCAGTTCGGGGATCTGCTGTCCCAGGCGTGCGATTAGTTCAATCAGTACTTCATTCATTCGATGCAATTATTTTATATATTTTTTTATAAAGTTCTTTCTCTCCTTTGTCGATTATCTGCCGGGTAAGAGCACTGCTCGGCCCGAGGAACTGGCGCTGGGGGATGTGGATTGTATTTTTATTCCGGATCGACAGTGCAAGCCTTCGCCACTTTTCAGCTTCGGCAGTCGTCGCTTTCGAATAATTTCTTTTCTTCTTCGTACTAATTCCAAGAGCGTTATTTTTCGAATTTCCGAGCTTCCCAGACGCTTTCATGTACTGATACCACATATAACCGCGCATTTTGTCTGTAACAGGTATTTTGCCGCCCCAGTTGTGGATGGGGGCGTAAGTCACATCGTTGAATACACGGGCCCGAAAGTCGGATGTTTCGTATCGGGTCGATTTCATCAGATGGTTCCGGCGGCTGAGCAGAGGCCCGTATTTGCTTCCGGCCCTACCCGCTCCCGAGAGTTGCCGCCTGGTCACGGGCCACGGATCGAGTGTTTCATCGACGAATCCTCCTTTGCGGAAGTTCGCCTGGTAATGGTTTACGGCCAGGCGCCCGGTGATCCTGGGCATTTCGTCGCGCAAGAACTTCTGAGTTCCGGATTCGATCTGTTTCAGTTCTTTTCGAAGTTGTTCAATCGTCATTTTATTCCTCTTTGAGCGGAATTCGAAGAATTATTTGGATTCCGTTGAAAAACATCTTACATTTGCAATGTAACGATGGCCTTGAAACCTGCGGCGCGGATTGTAGTTCCGCGAGAATGGTTTTGAGGCCGTTACTTTTTTACCCCTTCCAAAACGCGCGAGGAGTCCGAAATGCTGTGGAACAATATCTGTCCGTCCGTAGTTTCACGTACCACGATCCAGCTTTTATCGCCCAGAATCCGAATTTCGAAGAGGTGCGACTGTTTCAGGCCGGGGACATCTTTGAAGTTGGGTACGGCACCCATATATTTTGCGTGGCGCATGACCTCCGGAATATTTAACAACAGCTCGTTCTTGTGTGCATAGTGGACGTGGGGCTGGTTCAGATACTCCTTGATTCCTCGCATCGTAATCTCGATCTGGCGGTCGAATCCGGAGTTCGTCAGCGGTTCTTTCCGAAGCGGCTTCGCCAGTTGTCGAATCTCCTTCACGCGTGCGGTATAGTCGGCGGTGTGTTGCGGCACGACCTTCACGTCGGCGTAATCGGGGAAAATTTCGTCGAGAAGGACCTCCACGGCTTTTTTTGCTCCTTTGTAGGCTTCGGTGTAGTACGGATGGGTCTGACTGAATATTTCGCCCGTGTGGGCCGGATTCGCATCGAGGCCGGGGACGGCGCCACTGCCGGGCAATGTAACCGGTATTTGGTCTTCGGGAGTTCTCGGAGCATCGGTCGATTGAATACCGCACTTGCATCCCCAAACATTTCCCGGGAAGTATTCACGCCAGAAAGGGTGATGTATCGGCAAAATCAAACCATAGAACGCCATGTGTTCAAGACGCGGTTCGGCACTGGTACTCGGCAGCCATTCCAGATTGGGAAACAGATCGGCTTCGGCTTCGAACTGCTGCCAGTCGGCCGCCAGGTGCGCCCGCTTGATGGCTGTGTCGTATTCCGTGCGTAACCAACTGCCAACCTGGTGATCGGCAATCGACGCCACGTCTTCACGCCATTTCTCGAAGGGCTTCAGTTTTCCGTCGGCATCGAGCAGTTGTGCCGCCATGTCGTTTTGCATGCGGTGTACCTTGAAGGCCGAGAATACGGCATTGCTACGTCGCAGTGCCTGGTAGAAATCGAATCCCGGGTCCGTATGAGTCGGCTCGCCGTATCCGTTCATCACTGCACGGTTGAATTCGGCCCATACCTCTTCGAACATTTCCCGGTCGATTTCAGTCCGGGGGTCGAACTTCTTTTCGTAGATGTCGTGGAGCATGCGCATCAGCACCTCCGAAAAATCGAAAACGACCGATGGTTCCGGCGCCGCATTTCGGTACAGGTTTTCGACTACCATTCTAAAGCCCCCGGATCGTTGTCGGGGGCGATGCCGAAAAAATCGCGCATGCGGTTCCAAATATTCCCGGACGTACGGTTCTGCGGAAGTGTCCCTGCGGTTTCTATGACTTCGGTGGATCGGTCTTGCAACATCCGGGCTTTGAGCCGGTCATAGTCGGCTGGGCGCTCCACACCGTAGGTTTCGTAGAGATAATCGTCGCTGATCGGCAATCCCATAGCCTGCAATGTACGGTCGATGTTGATTCTCGCCTCCAAATCGATGTTCTTGGGTTGTTCGTATTCGAACCTGCCGTTCTTGACGTTCACTCCCAGTGCGGTAAAAATGTCCGTCATGTCGTAATTCAGCACATTCAACACATACAGACGATCCATGTGATTGATGGCCTCTTCGGCGTTCTTGTGTATAGTCCCGAGTGCCTGCGTTCCGGTGTCGTCGGTTTGTGTTGTGAGTGTGTTTCCGAGCAGAGCCTTGCTTTCGGCATTGTCGCAGTAATCCAGCAAAGTTTCGTAAAGCTGGGCGCTTCCGGCCTTCTGCGCGGCTTCGTGCAGTTTGAGCTCGGTCCCTTCCGGGTGAAGGAATATTCCGCTGGCACCCATCGCTGTCAGATCGCGGAGCATGGCCCTCCTTGCCTCATCGTTGTACATATCGTAAGTGCCTTCGCGCAGAGGTTGCCCGAACAACTCCGTGTATTGGGCGTAATATCCCAGACAGTTACGTTTATAGATGGCGTAGGGCATCACTTGGGCCAGCAACCCCAGATCTCGGGGTTTCCCGACGAAAAGCAGATCTGCGAATTCGTCCCAGCTGTCGCCCGTGATATCCTGTTCGCGCATGAAGATCAGGTGCCGCACGGGATCGACATGCTTGCGTGGAATCAAATCGTAATCGAGCCATTCACCGTCCCGACGGAACTGAAAGAGCGAGAATCCCCACAGTTTCGCGTCGAGAATATCGAGGATGAAGTTGCTGAACCAGGGCGATCGCAAATGCTCCTGCACCTTCTCGTCGATGCGATCATTCCGACGGAATACGATCGGAAGATCGAGCAATGCCGCCCGGCGTTTGTTGATCACGGCGTTGAGATGGGCGTCGGTATTCAGCAGATCGATATAAAGATTGTACAGGCGGACCCGGTCGGGATAGTCGATACGGTCGGCATCACGGATCGCCCGCATATAGGACGCAATATCGACACCTCCGATCTGGGGTGCCGTGAGGATGATTGTCGCCGGAGCCTGTCCGGTCAGTCCCGGAGTGCCGCCTACGGTTATCGTTTTGTTTTTCTTGCGAGCCATGACTACATGAAGTTATGTTGTTTCGGATTACTCGATACCAGATAAGGGGTCGAAGGGCTTTCGCCTTCGGCAACGGGAGCCGGCGGTAACCCGTCAACCCGTATCTGTCCCTTTTGGATCCCTTTCAGCCACTCGACAGCCCGCTCGTATCGGTCGATGCGTATTTGAGACATATTGTGCGGGTTGTGGATGCAAAAGATGTGATACACTGCGATGTCAAGGGCGAACATCAGTACGATTTGGCTGCGCTCTTCGCCACGAGCGGCGAAAATCTTGTTGCAGTCGTAAACTTGCGACATATAACAGCGCATCTCATCGATCGCGCGGTCTTCGCAGATTTCAATTACGTTTTCGTCCTCACGCACCAGTGCGTCGAGGATTTCGCGATGCACCGTGGCATCGTAATCATCGATAGTGATGAATTCAGCCATATTATATCAGGTGTTTATTGGTCAGGTAATCCTTTGCCGCAACGATCGTCAGGGGCGCCAAAACGCTGCGCTTGCTCCGAATCATGCGGAATCCTCCTTCGATGCTGTCGGGACCATCGGCCGGATAGGTAAGTTTCATCGAAAAGAGTCGGAACTGCTTTGCCAGCTCCTGCATGTCGGGATTGTTCTTTTCGGCCTCGTTGAATACGAGCCGTCCGGCCCTGTTGAGCGGTTCGAGGCTGGCTTCTATACGCATGGCTTTGTCGCCTTTGACCGCCGTATCGGGGAGGATCGAAAGATTGATTCCCGTTTCCCTGCGTTTAAGTGCCAGCAGCGGCTTGTACACTTGTTGGAAGAATGGGTCCTGCAAGGAGTTGTTTTCCATAAAACAATATACAGGAACTTTCAACCCGGCTCCGGCATATTGGAACAAGTGGAAGTAGGCGTTGATAAAATCGTCGTTCAGCCCTCGGAACAGTCTTCCTTTGATTATGTAGAGTACATCGTCGAGCATTCCGGTAAGCCATACGGATTTGAACGAGCCACCCGCAGCGCTGCGTTTCTGCGAGGGTGCGGGGTCTCCGTAGATCATCAAAAACGGGAATCTGGTAAGCGGAGGAATTTTTCCGAAAAACTGATGTTCGAATATTTTACCCTCGGCGATGGGCGTGTTGAAATACTCGGCCATTGCCGATACGTAGCTCATCTTCGACAACACGCGGTCGATCATCTCTTCGCTGTTCTTTTCCGGCCATACGGAGTGTCCTTCGCGGTAATCCGCGATTCCGTTCGGACGCTTGGGATCCACCATCCGCAAATTGACGATATCCCAATGATCCGCAATAGCTCCGGCACGTTTTACACAGCAATCTTCGGCGATGATGTTGCCGTTGAACACGACCAACGTACCTTCCGATATGGAGCGGGTGGGGAAAAGGTCTTTTTCCCACCATGTCCATTTTTGAGTGAGGATATCGGGATTCAGACAGTCGGGAATGGTGTCGAAATCATCGACACGCAACACGTCGGGACGCACGGATTCGTTTTTTACACCGCGCGGTGTTTCTCCGGCGCCGATGGCCATGAATCTCGCGCCGCATCGGGCTTTGAAAAAGTTCTCCGTCCATTGTCCGAAGGTCTGCTGTTCTCCATAGTATTGCCTGATGCGCCGATTTGCTTCCAGTTCGGCCCGATAAGGCTTTAACAGGCGTACCGCAGCCTCTTTGGTGTTGCTGGCTATGACGAAAAATTTTTTACGTCGTGTCAGTGCGAGGTAAAGGTCTTCGAACATTCCGATAGTGGACTTCGCCAGTTCCCGGCTCCAACTGCGGACTTCGAACCATTCGGGATGTGTCAATACACGGCGGATGGCGCGCAACTGAAAGGGTGCGAAGGGATATTTGGCGTATTGGGGAAAGAAAAAGCTGATCCATGCCTGCGGGTCGGCTTCCAACCGGGTACGGTGCTGCTCAATCTCGGCTTGCGTCATGGCCTCGTCGATCGATGTCGCATTGTAGATGGAATGCTTGAGTTCTTCCCAATATCGCAGGGCGTCGCGGTCTGTCTGCTTCATCGTTTTGTCATTTTAGCCTTAATGAAGGCGTCGAACAATCGGGTGAACTCTTGGGCTTTTTCCAGATCTATCGGGCGAATGAAGTCGATGAAGGCAGCCCCGACACCTACGATTTCATGAATCCCGGCTTCCGTTTGCAACTTATTGATGGCGGTCGTCAGCTTGACGATCGTATCGGCCTCCTTAGCATTGGCATAGCGATTTCCCGACTCTCTGTTGAGAATCGAGTTATTGATTTCGATGACCTGCCGTTGCAGGTTTCGGATTTGCTCTTCCGCGGTCATGGAAATCGACGCTTTCAGCTCGTCCCATTTTTCGGCTCCCACCCAGCGGATGACGGTTTGCCGGCTGACTCCCACGCGCTCGGCGATTTCGGCCTGCGTAAGATTCTCACGCAGGTAGAGTGTACGGGCGAATTCTTTCTGCTGCTGTCGGGATATCGTATTCATCGTTCATTGGATTTTGATGCAAAAATGACATCTAAAAAGGGGGATTTCAAACTGACGGAACAGCAGATACACTTTATAATAATATCATTGATATATAAAGTTTTATGATGTTTTGACGGTTTGCAAAGTGTTGAAATAGCGCTCAATTTTGCGTCAAAATCAATGCATCATGAAACATCAAATCGTGAACATCATCGACGGTGCGGATGGTTGCTGCATTATGCTCTATGGTGATATCGGGGATTGGGGAAGCGTGCAGCCTGAAGACATCGTCAAGGAGCTGATGACAGCCGAACATGAAGGCCGCAGAATCGATGTGCGTATCAACAGCGTCGGAGGCGAAGTATATGCCGCATTGGCCATTTTCAACGCTCTGCGTGCCTCGCGGGCTGATATCACTATTTATATCGACTGCCTGGCCGCCAGCGCAGCTTCCGTTATCGCCGGTTGCGGCCGCCGTGTAAAAATCGCCTCGAACGGACGCCTCATGATCCATTCGGTTCGTAGTGCCGTAGCCGGGACCGTCGAAGAGATCAGGACCGTTGCGGCCGAGATGGAACAATTGGAAGCCATTCTGTGCGATATCTATGCACAACGTACCGGACAGAGCGCCGAACAGATCCGTACCTCATATTTCGATGGGCAGGATCACTGGCTGACAGCTTCTGAAGCTCTTCGTCTGGGTTTCGTCGATGATATTTTCGATACCGATGTACCGGATACTCCCGCTGCATCGCAGGCTACTCCCCGGCAGATATGCGATGCTTACACGCAACATTATCTCAATTCACTCGAAGTACAAACCCCAAAAAACAAAACTATGTTCAACAAACTCAAGGCTCGTCCGCGCTTCGTCGATTGCGCCGACGAAGCTGCGGCCATTGAAAAAGTGGCCGAACTGGAAGGTCTGGCGGCAGAAACGGAAGCTCTTCGCACCGAGCGGGATTCTTTGAAAGAGGAACGTGATCGGCTGAAAGCGGAAAACGACGAATTTCATCGCCGGGAGCAGGAAACCGAAGACGCCGAGATTCGCAACGCGGCCGAAAGATATGTCCAAGACGGCCGTATTCAGGCAGATCAGATAGAGAACGCCGTGGCAATGCTGCATGCGGACAAAGCGAAGGCTCAGGCGTATTTCGAATCCCTGAAACCCAAGCGCCGCATCTTCGACCAGCTCGACAAAGGTCCCGTACAGCCTTCCGATCCTTTGGAAGAGCGCAAGGAAGAAGTCCGCAAACGGCTGGGACGTTAATTCACAAATCTAACATTCACACGATTATGGCACAAAATCCTTCTATTCAAACCAACTACGGCGGTGAATTTTTGAACCGCCTGCTTACGCTGGTAACGACAGGGAACGAATTGTTCGAACGCGGACTGATCCATATGGAACAGAACGTAGGGGACAAATATTCGATTCCGCGCATGCAGCTTTCGAAAATTCTGCAAAAGCGCGTCGAGCAGCCGACTTCTGAGAATTCGAAAGGTCAGTTCACCATCGACGAACGCGTGTTGCAGCCCCAGGACGTGATGGCCTACACGGAGTTCAACCCCAGGTTATTCGAGAAGTTCTGGAAGCCCTTTCAACCTACGGGAGAGTTGGTCTTCAGAGAACTGCCGACCAATGTTCAGGAACAGATGCTGCTCGAAATCGCCAAAGTAGCCAAAAATGAACTGGGATACCACTTCATCAACGGTGTGCAGGGCGACGGAGAGGAGCAATTTTTCAACGGCATCCTGACGCGTATCGCAGCCGATAAGGAAACGATCCTGGCCACGACCACCAAAACCAAGCAACTCGACCGCTTGCGTGCTGTCTGGGCCAAAGTTCCTGCGGCGATGCGCAACAATCCGAATTTCTGCTTCCTGATGTCGGGCAACGACCTGGATGCCTACGACGACGAAATTACGGATTCGAGCAAGGGCAAGGATCCTACGTCCGTCAATGCGCCTCGATTCAAGGGTAAACGTATCGAGGGCCTGGCAAACTGGCCGGACGGAGTGATCGTGGCGACAATCGCCAGCCTCGACATCGACTCGAACCTTTGGGCTGCCTGCAATTTGGTATCCGACACTACGACAATCAAGGTCGATCGTGTATCCAATGCCGGCGAACGGTTCTTCTTCAAGATGTTGATGAAAATCGACACCAACATCGTCTGGGGAAAACTCGCCGTGCTGCTCGACACACGCACGGTCACATTGACGCCTACGACGCTTACGGAGTTCACCGATGACGGAGGAGAGCAGACCGTGAAGGTCGGAGCCCCTTCGGAGGACTGGACCGTAACCCCGTCCGCCGCATGGATCACAACGACCAAAGAACAAGGACAGTTCAAGGTGACGGTCCCTGCACAGGAAGCCGAAGGTGAGGCCCGCACCGGCACGGTGAGCGTGAAGCTCGGCGGAGTGACCAAAAACCTCGAGGTAAAACAAGCCGCTTACTCCGCGTAGCCATGAAACCGGCGGATTTCAAGCGCACCTATTATCCGACAATCGAGCGGGTCTGCGCCGAAACAGGGTTGAATCCTCTGTTTGTTGCGGCGCAGGCCGCCCTCGAAAGCGGATGGGGCGATCATGCTATCGGAAATAATCTCTTCGGCATCACGGCCGGAGATAAGTGGACCGGAAAGCGGCGAACCGAACGGACCTTCGAATACTTTTCGGATGACCGGCAGAGCGGACGATTCGAGAAGGTTTATTCGATCACCCGGACTTCGGATGGACGCTACCGTTACGAGGTCGATCGCAAGTTCCGCGACTACGACACGCCGGAGGAGGGCATCCGCGACCATGCGAAGGTCCTTTCCGCCAAACGCTACGCAGCAGCCTGGACGTATCGTAACGACATAACACGCTTCGCTTATGAGATTGCCAAGGCCGGGTACTGTACGGCAGAACCCGCATCCTACGCGGATTTGATCTCGAAGATTGCACGCATGATCGAACGGGCGTAAACTAACTTTCAAAAACCGATTGAACGATGGATAGCATTTGGATGCAGATACTCGCTTTCGCACTTCCTGGGGGATTCCTCGGCAGCGTTTTCACCTGGATCTTCTCGCGCCGCAAACAGAACAACGACTTTCTCAAAGAGTTGCAGAGTTCGATCAACCTGCTTTCGGGCGAAAACAAGAAGATTCTCGAGGAAAACATCCAACTGCGGCGGGAAAACATCGACCTCAAGGCCAACCAGGAAGAGATGCTCGTACGCATCGACCGGCTGACCAAAGAGGTGGAGCGACTCCGCAAGACCATCGGAAAACGAAATTCGTATGAAGACAAGACTCTTTTTGCTGCTCTCCATCCTGCTGCTGGCAAGTTGCACTGCGACGAAGAAGCTCCTCTCGACAGGGACACAGAACAGGACGGATACCGTGTCGCACATGCAGCGCGGCGCACAAAACGCCGTAGAGCAAACCGCACGAGCGGCAATGAACTCTCGATCGGAGGAGACCTCTGTGCTGCGGGCGCTGCGGATGGAGGCGATTCCGCTTCGGACGGCAGCGGTGACGGTGACGGAGGAGAGCCTCCGTAATCTGCCGGAGGGAGCGGCCTATGTTGTCCGTGACGGTCGGCTGACGCTCGAAGCCCGGCGTGACGGGGATACCTTCCGCATTTCAGCACGCAGCGATTCGCTTGCCCGACGTGTCGAATATTACGAAGCGACCTCGGCTCGGCAGGACCGATATGCAGATTCTCTGAAGGAGAGTCTGGCAGAAACCCGGGAGGCATACGACCGACTCCTCGAAACCTCCAGGCAGCAATCTTCGGAAACAGCAATACAACAGACGCGGTCCCCGGCCTATCGGGGAAGGTGGATGCTTTTCGGAATCGTTATCGGATGTCTCGGCGGCTGGTGGGCTCATAAAACAAACTTATTTGCAAAACTTTTCAAAACAATTTAATTATGTCTAAACGATCTGTAATTCAAACCAACGACGGCTATCTGATGCTGCTCGACGCCATCTACTTCAATGGCAGACGCATGGGCAACATTTCGGAAGAGGGCCTTGACTGGGGCGGTGAAGACGCCCAGACCGTCGAACTCTGGGCCGCACAGATTCGGACCAGTCCCGTGCTGGATATCGAAACGCGAGCCGCGACGAATGAGATTACCGGAAAGATGATCGAAATGGTTCCCCAGAACTGCGTCGATCTGATGGGCGGCAAAGTCGTGGATGATGAGTGGCAAATGCCCGCCAGCTCGATGCGTATCGAAGGGGATATGCGCATTCTGACCGGTACGGGTAAGACCGTCAAACTCAAACGCGTTTCGCTGCGTGCCTCGAAGATTCGCGGCGGTCTGGGCGGCGAAAACGTCCTCGGCATCGAATTCGGACTGAAGGTCCTGGCTCCGCTGGACGGCTCTTCGCCCGGTTCGATTCTGCCGACGGAGCCCTTCATCGAGGCCGACCCGACGTCGCTGACCTTCGAACAGGCGGGCGGCAGCCTCCCGGTCGATATCGAAGCCTCGGGTCCGTTCTCGGTAGGTGCTGTGCCCGAAGGCTTCTCGGTGGAAGTCGTGAACGGACGTGTCACGGTGATCGCCGAAGCCAATTCCTCGGGTTCGTCCCGCTCCGGAAATCTGGAATTCATCCTGGAGTCCGATCCTGAAACAAAAGCTACCGTATCGCTTTCGCAGCCCAATGCCTAAGCCATGAAACGCAATGTAGAACTGGAGGCAGCGGAAGCTCTGCTCGATGTGGGGATTCTGCTGCCTCTTCTCCGGTTCCGCCTGCCCGGAGGCCGGGAGCGGGTGCTGCGCGTAACGATGCGGCGCCCCTGCCTGGGAGGGCAGATGCGCATCGTACGCCACTACCTGAAGCTGGGAATCACGGCCCGGGAATGGGATGCTTTCTCCGAAGACGAGGAGCGTGCCTTTTTCGACCGGCATGCCAAACGCCTTTCGCTGATACTTGCGCTGACGATATGTCGCGGCTATCTGTCCGGGCTCCTGCTGGCCCCCGTGGTGGCCTGGTTGATCCGGTGGAAGGTGCCCTCCGAGTACCGGATCGAAGCCCAACGCTGGTTCCGCAGAATGCGGGGCACGCGGGATTTTACGAGTATTATCGAATCGGCCGAGAGGATCGATCCCTTCCGGTACGAAACGAGCCGCCCCAAAAGAGCAGGAAAGGGGAGTTAAGAACCGTTTACGAGAGTTCCCATAGCCCCTTCGGAATCGTTTGGCAAATTGCCTCCGCAACAGGATGGTCGGTACATTACATCCTGTGGAAGGTCAATTTCCAGACACTGGCCATGATGCTGGCCGATGCCCCGCATTATCGAAGCGTCCCGGCCGAATGTACGGAAGCCGGGAGTGCAACGGGAAGACCCGATACCGCACAACTCTTTCAATCGAAACTCAACTTGCAATGAAACCCGTCGAGATAGAATTCCTCGTAAAGAACAATACCCGCCAGGGACTCTCCGGAGTTTCCGGCGGGATTGATGCCGTGGACAAGGATGCCGCGCAGGCGCGAGGCCGTATTCAGGCTTTGAAGGATGAAATCGTGCGACTTCAAAAAGTCATAGCCCAGACGCCGGAGATGGATCAGACGGAAAACATCCGCCAGATAGAAGCGTTGCAGCGGCAGCTCCAGGCTTTGCAAGCTGCAACCAAACGCACCGATCTGGTTCCCGCAAGCGCTCCGGCAGCCGTAAGGACTTACAACGGATTGAACATGTCGATCCAACAACTGGCCCGAGAGCTGCCGGTATTGTCGATGGGGCCTCAAATGTTCTTCATGGCCATTTCGAACAACCTCCCGATCTTTACCGACGAACTGGCCCGTGCGCGTAAAGAGTACGAGGCGATGATTGCCAGCGGGCAGAAAGGCGTCCCCGTGTGGCGGCAGGTCCTGTCGTCCCTTCTATCCTGGCAAACGGCGTTAGCCGTCGGAATCACGCTGACAGTAGCGTACGGCAAGGAGATCGGAAACTGGGTAGCGAATCTGTTTCGGGGAAAGAAAGCCCTCGACACCGCCCGCATGGCGGCCGAACGGTTTCAGAGTACGATGCTCGAAGGGGCTCGAAACGCCCAGCAGGAGGTCGTAAAACTGAATCTGCTCTACCGGGCTGCGACGGACAACGCCCGCGCCACGGACGACCGCCGGGATGCCGTGCGCAAACTCAAAGAGGAGTTTTCGGGTTATTTCAAGAACCTTTCCGACGAGCAAATCATGCTCGGACAAGCGAATGACACTTACAAGGAGCTAATCAAGAACATTTACAAATACGCCAAAGCACAGGCGGCTTTCAAGAGCCTGGTGGATATCGAACAGCAAGAGCTGTTCTTCAATAGCGCACCGGATATCGAGCAATTCCGAAAGGTTTATGACAAATACCTCAAGGCTCAGGAGAAATTTGCTGAAAAACAGGAAGCCTTCGATGCGATACCGTGGACAAAACAAGGTCGTGCGTTCAAGGAGCAGAAAGAGCTTTCTTGGGCGAAAGACCGTTTTTTGGTCGCAAGAGGAGAGGTTAACCGCTTGCAAGAACTGATTTTCGAAGAGATCAGGAAGAACAAAGGAGGGGAAGAAATTATCGATGAGATAGAGAAGAAATTCGATGGCAACCTCGGGGCATTTCTGCAATTCCTCGCAGAGCAGCGGACGAAATTGGCTGCCGTGGCGGAGCAGGCCCAGTTGCTGGAAAACCCGTCCGGCACGACGACCGATCCCGAACCGACTTCCATCGACCAACTCGAAGAACAGTATAAGGCGGCCGTACGGCGCCAACAGCAGAGCCTCGACGACCAGCGGGCCGAGTTGATTGAAAACGAATTCGACCGGGAACGGGAAGCGATCCGCCTCAATTACGAGAAAAACCGTCAGGAATATGAGCGGCAGGAACAACAGACGCTCGCACTGATTCGCAAACTCCGGGAGTCGGGGGCCGATATCGATTCGAATGCGGAGAAAACCTTTATGGCCGGCACGGCCGCTGCAATAGCCCAAGCTGCGGAAATTCGGGACAGAGAGCTTGCGGATGTCGATAAGAAAGAGGAGGCTTCATACGCCAAGTTGCTGGAGAAGTACGAAACCTACCAGCAGGGGCGTCTGCGAATCGCCCGGAAATACGATCAGGATATTGCCGCTCTTGCCTCAAATCCGGAGGCCCAGCGACTCGCTCGCGAGGCCAAACAAAAAGCGCTCGACGACTTCACGGAACAATTTGCAAGCCAGTTCCCGGAATTCGAAGCCTGGGCCGACCGGGTCGTCGCTGCCTCGGTCAAAAAGCTGGAAAGCCTGGTGATCGAAGCTCAGGAAGAGCTGGAGAACCTGCAAAGCGAGACGCCGGATGACGGTAATGCCATCGCCGTTGCACGGGCCAAACTCCGCATGGCCGAACGGCGGTATCTGGCAAAAAAACAGAACCAAACGGAACAGGAAACTACCGATACGACTTCCTGGACGGAGCTTCACCGCGTATTGACCGACGTTATCGGCACTTTCAATGAGGTCGGCGATGCCGTCGGGGGTGCCGGAGGAACCATCATCGCCACCGCAGGAGATATCGCCGGCTCTACCCTGCAAATCATCAATGCCGTTCAGGCATACCGGAAAGCTCAAGCCGCATCGAACACGCTCGGCATGGCCTCCGGAATTCTCGGAGGCATATCTGCCGGTATCGGTGCGCTGACCACTATTGTCAATTTGTTCGAGGGCGGTGAAACTTCGATGGAGCGCAACCTTCGTCTGGCCCGCGAGTTCAACGAAGAACTTCGGATCATGAAAGAGCGCAGCCGCATCGACTCCGATGAATTCGACAATATCTTCGGGGATCGGGTGTACGACCGTTACAAGCAAAATATCGATGTGGTGCGCACCTCGCTTGAGGAGCTGGAGAAAGTCCGGGAGAGAATCCTTTCGCGCGGGGAAGAAAAATATCAGTTGCCGGGAGAGTGGCGAGGCGGAGCCGGCACGGGACTTTCGGGCCTGTTCAGGTACGAAAAAACTTGGGAGAACATTGCCGACTCGATCGCCAACATGCAGGTTCAGACACGTCACTCGACCTGGTTCCGTTCGGCAAAATATCAGTCCCTCGGTTCGCTGCTTCCCGAATTATTCACGGATGGCGAAGTCGATATGGACGCGCTCCGGCAATTCGTCGAAGAGGGCGGAGAAACTTTCCAGCACCTGGCACGGGAGAATCAGGAGATGCTCCGCGAAATGGTGGACGACTGGGAAACCTACGAAGAGGCATTGACTGCGGTCCGGGATTATTTGCAGGATATTTTCGGCGATTTGGGCAGTACGCTTACCGATGCTTTGGTGGATGCTTTCGAAAACGGCACCGATGCGGCGGATACTTTTGCCGACAGCGTCGGGCAGGCCCTGCGCTCGCTGGCCAAGGATATGATCTATTCGAGTACGCTCGGTAAGGTATTCGAAGATGCTCAAAAACGCATCGAAGAGGTCATGCAGAGCGACCTTTCCGACGAAGAGCGGTTCGCTCAATGGAGCGAAACGATGAAATCGCTGGTTTCGGATGCCATGGATCAACAGGACGATTTCAATCGTCTGTGGGAAGAGTTCCGCCGCATTGCAGAAGAGAACGGACTTTCGATCGACGAGGAAGCCGGCACTTCGCAGCAGAGCGGTAAGGCAGGAGCCATTCAGACCGTAACGCAGGATTCGTTCTCCCGCGTCGAAGGACTGGTCACATCGGTACAGATCCATTCCGCGAAGATCGACGAAAACATCGAAGGTATTGTCCCGGTTCTCAAAGGATCGCTCGAAGCGATGAATGCCATCCGGGAAAATACCGAACCGATACCCCAAATCTATGAACTGTTGCAAACCATAAAACGCGACGGATTAAAAGCGATCTGATTATGGCTGAAATACTCGAAGGACTGTTGCTGATCAACCAAACGGATGTGTATGCCCGTTTCGGGGCTTTCCTCGCGGAAACCGCCGAAGACAGACACGACAACTACGATTCGCTGCTTGCACCTCCGGCTCTCAAGCAGCAGGCGGAGGTTTCCATTCAGGAGGAGGATGGTGTCCGTATGCCCGATATACTGACGCAGACTTATGAAGCTCGTGATATTACGCTGCGATTCGCCATCGTCGCCTCGAACGATGTTTCGTTCTTCACGCGCTACGCCTCGTTCGTGAAATTTCTCAAGGAGGGCGACGACGGGTGGCTGGCGCTCCATCTGACGGACGTAGGGCTGAAATTCCGGGTTTATATGACCGGATTTTCAGATTATTCACAACTGGCGCCATTCGGAAAGGGAGAGGTCGCGGCGACCTTCTCGGTGAAATTCCGGGAGCCGAAGCCGACATTCGAACTCGCTGCGTCGATCTAAAGGTCACGTTCAAATCTTCAAAAAATGGAACTCAAAATATATTCGAAAGAAGGGAATCTGAAGCTGACGGCCTCTCCCGATAGTAACAGTGCTGCAACCTGCGGCATACAGGAGGAGAGTGTCCTCGCGCTCTCCTTCACGGCCTTCGAATGCGTCACGCTCGAAGTTTACGATTATGCGGACTTCCTCGGACGGCGTTATTGGATTCTCGAACGTTATCAGCCGCAGATGAACTGCGACAGCGAATGGAGCTACTCGGTGCAACTGTCGGGGGTCGAAGGACTCACCACGCAAGTCCTGATGGTCAATCCGGATGATGACGACAATCCGATTCTGACACTCACGGCACCGGCACGCGAACATGCGGCGCTGATTATCGCTAACATAAACCGCAAAATGGGGACGACCGAATGGAAAGTCGGAGAAGTGGTCGTATCGGAGTACATCGATATCGAATATACGGGAAAGTACGCCTCCGATGCTCTTTCGGAATTGTCGTCTGCCGCCGGGACGGAGTGGTGGTTCGACGGGATGACGCTCAACATATCCCGTTGTGAGTTCGGCGAGCCTGTCCCGTTGTCTTACGGCGACGGATTGATCGGAGGAATCGAACGGAGCATGGCCGATGGCGTGAAATTTTTCACTCGGCTCTTTCCGGTAGGCTCCTCCCGCAACATCGATCCGGATCGATACGGACATGCCCGGCTGCAATTGCCCGACGGGGCAAAGTACGTCGAACAGGATACCCACCTCGGTATCATCGAATATTTCGAGCAGGAAGCGTTCGATGCGATATATCCCCGCCGGATCGGTACGGTCGGTTCCGTACGGTCCGAAGAGCGCACAAGCGATGACGGCTCTCCGTTTACGGTCTGGTATTTCACCGATCCCGACATTCCGTTCGATCCCAATCAATACGAAATAGGCGGCCTCGTCAAACGGGTAACCTTTCAGACCGGAGAGCTTCGCGGACGGGAGTTCGAAGTGAATTACGACTCGGAAAAGAAGGAGTTCGAGATCATCACCCAATGGCCCTACGACAACGATATGCAGTTGCCGTCAGAACCGTTGGTCCCGGCTCCCGGGAACGAATACGTGCTCTGGAATATCAGTATGCCGGACAGTTATTATCCTGCGGCCGAACAGGAATTCAAAACTGCGGTAGATACCTTTATGGCCGACAGCCGTAAAGATATATCCGTGTTCCAGGCATCGACGGATTTTACGGTTGTCTATAAAAGAAACCTCGATTTGAAGCCGGGACAACGGATTCGGCTCGGAAGCGACAAGTTTTTTCCCGATACCGGATATCGCGATATCCGTATCGTCGCGATCAGTCGCTCCGTCGTTCAGCCCGGAAGCATGACTCTTAAAATGAGCGATGTCCTCTCCACAGGCCGTATTTCCCGCATCGAAAATCAGATTTCGGAAGTGACGCAGATAACCCGGCAAGTTTCATCGGAATTTCCTGACATCATTAAATCGTGGGAGGAAACACCGGCGAGCGACACGACGCTCTATTCGTCGCGTAAGAGCGAACGGGAATTTCTGAACAAGCGCCGGGGAGGTACGGTCGAAGGAATTACCCGATTCCTTAAGCGGCAGCAACTCGACGAGGGATTCCGGACAAGCGACTTCGCCAGCGGCATCACCGGCTTCGGTGCACAGATCGACGGACGAGGTGCCGGCGAGTTGGAGAGCCTCTTCATCCGCCGCTTTCTGGAGGTTCCGGAGCTTCGATACAACCGTGTGGGCATCAGCGTCGGGGACGACTGGAGCGCTCCGGGCGCCGGGGTGATCGAGAGCGTGGACAAGGATCAGAAGCTCGTAACGCTCAAACTCGAAGAGGGAGAGATCGGCGCCGTAGCTGTCGGGGATATCTGCATGGGTATCTTCCACGACTTCGACCCGTCGAACAATGCGACGGCAGATTCCGACGACGGCCGAGGCAACCGCACTTTCGCAGGCTTCGCCACGGTCTATTTCCGTATTACGGAAGTCCTGGGCGACCGCAACGAGCGGTTCCGCTACGGGCTGCGCCCCCTGTCGGCCACTTTTACCAAACAGCTCGACCCGATGGAGTCAATGACCTTCGTAGCCTACGGCTCGTTCACGAATCCCGCCCGGCGGAGCTCGCGCTACTCGACGCGCACCTACCAGCGCTATCTTCGCAATGTCAGCGACTGGGAGTTCACGGCCGGGAATATCGCCGCGCAGTTCGGCGACCTTACGAACCTCTCCGTCTTCGGGATCCAGATGTCGGGCTATTCGGCCTATCTGGATAATATCTACCTGCAAGGTATGGTCAGCAGCCTGGACAAGAAGGTGTTGCTGGACACCCGGAGCAAGCTGTTCCGAATGGTCGGAGACAACGGCGTCGGCGTGGCATTCACCCCGGAGGCAGGCTGGAAGCAAGGCAAGCTCTACGACCCCGCGACGGGACAGTTCCAGAAGGAGTTCGACATCGAACAGATCGATCAGACGGCCACCGAAGCCCAGGCCACTGCCAATTCCGCCGATCGCAAAGCTCAGCAGGCTAAGGATTACATCGATAACACGCTGCCCGGCGAATTGTCCGAGATCAACAAACGGCTGGACGGTGTCGTGGAAAACTGGTTCTATCCCTATACCCCCTCGCTTTACAATGAACCGGCCCAAACATGGATAGCGGACGGCGAGCAGGAAAACCATATCGGCGACACGTTCACCAATACGCTGCCCGCGAATTTCGACCCGACGGACGCAGGCTGTTGGGAGCAGGGAAGCATCGTTGCACCCTATATCGACGGCATTAAGACCTGGGATCAGATCAAAATCGCCGACAGCACCCGCATCCGGCTCAAAACTCCGGTCGGAGGAATACCCAAAGGCGCCGTATTGTCGGTGGGTGAAGGCTATACGATGGGTTACAATCCGATAGCGTCATCCGGAGCGGTTATAGCAAGTTACGTATGGAGCCAGAGCTATACCGTCGGAAGCGACAATCCCTACATAGCTTTTGTCATCCGCAAAACCGATAATGCCAAAATCACTCCGGCGGAATACCCGCAGATTCACTTCACCATATCGAGCGACGAGACGACGAACCCCGATGCGGGCAAATCGTGGCGGTGGGTAAAAGAAGAGGACGGAACCTATAAATGGACGCCGATCGCCGACAGCGATGCGGTAAAGGCCCTGCAAGAGGCGGCGCGGGCGCAGGACACGGCTGATGCCAAACGTCGTGTATTCGTCGTAACACCGACTACACCTTACGATGTGGGTGACATCTGGACGCAGGGCGAAGGTGGTGACATCATGCGCTGTATCGAATCCCGTGCAACGGGCAATTTCGAGAGCTCGGATTGGGACAAAGCATCCAAATACACCGATGATACGGCAGCCAACGAAGCCAAAGACGAGATTGCGAATCTTCAGTTCGGCGCCCGCAACTATATCGCTAAACAATTTATCCGGGAATGGAACAGTGTCAAAGAGGGCGTTACGGATGTCGTAACTTCGGGGGCGGACGCGGACGGAGCATATTTGTATGTCAATTGGAGCAAACTTATACAAGCCGGGCTTGCCGCAACCAACGCCTCCCAGGTTTCGACGGTCCCCGACTGTTTCGGCGGCCAGATAAAATACAAGCCGAATACTCCGTACGTCTTCAAAGCCCGAATCAAGCAGGGTGCCGAAATTACGTTCCGTATCGTATACGAAGACGGCACCAAAGAAGTGCTTTCCGCTCCTCCGGCGGGAACGGAAGGAGTATATGAAGTGGTCCACACCATCGATGCTTCGCGTGTGGTACAGAAGATATACATGTATGTCGGCAAAGGTGTTTCCATGTATCTCTACGACATTCAGCTTACGGAAGGCAACAAGGCCCCCACGGGGTATATCACGGCCGAAGAGGATGTGCAGGCGCAGATCGAACAGGTGAAGTTGGATGTGGACTACATTGCCTCGGATTCGAGCCTGACACCCTCCGATAAACAACAGGTGGCCAACGAATGGGTACGCATACAGAACGAATACTGGAGCATCATGGCGAATGCCGAAAAGTATGATGTCCCCACGGATTCATTTACGGTCTATTTCCAGGCACTCGAAGATTATCTCACGCCCCTGCTGGCCGATATGAGTACGACATCCGAGATAACCGGCACCGAGTTCAGAAAAGTATTCTCCGATTATTATGAAATAAGCAGCAACATGTCGGACTTGATCGACGACGCGATAGACGAATCCATCAAATCGACAGAGTACCTCAAGAAGGCTATGGAAGACGGAAGTACCGAGGTGAAAGGCGGTCTGATAATGACCAATGTGATGTTGCTGAAAAATGCTGAAGGCGACGTGACGGCCGGCGTGAGCGGCTTGCAGGAAGACGATGTGCCCTTCTGGTCGGGAGCCGACTACACAAACCGGAAAAAAGCCGTGTTCAGAGTACACGCCGACGGGGAAGTACACGCAACCAAAGGAACCGTCGGAATCCTGCAGGTCAAAAACAATTCCGTAGAGGTGAGCGATGCGACCGCAAGCGGAAACAAGATCATACTCACTACTAACAACATAAACAGCGTAAGCCAGGTTTTGGGCTCTTCCGAAGTCCCGTCGAGCCAAACGACGGAAAGTATAGCGGTCATAACCTCTCAAACGAAGCCTTTCGCCTCGGATTCCAGAAACTCAAGTCAATTCAAATGCGGAGCGGAGGTGCAGATGTCGGCACAAGTCAAGGGGACGATCCGGGGCGGAGGAAGCGTGAAGATCGAAATTATTAACCGGACAGCCGATACTACCGACACGATATTCCGGCAATCTTCCGCATATGACGACACGGGATCGATACAGATCAACAAGAACATTAGGTATCGTTTTACGACCCCGGCATACTACTACATAAAAGTAACAGTGGAAGCATCCTATCCCGGAGGACTCGGAAACGCGGCATCCGCAGCTGTCGAGGCTATTACTTTTTCTTTCGTGACCGATGTCCGCAAGAACCTGATCGCTCCCAACGGAGTAGCCGTCGTGAAAGGATCCAGCAACTATGCGATCTTCACCGGAGATATTTTCGAGGTCAGGATCGGAAATGGAGGGTTACGCATCCAAAACGGGAAAGTCTATAAGACCAACAGCAGAACAGGTGGCTGGACCGAGATATAATAATTATGGACAAAATATTTAATAAAACGAAAAAGGTGTTGGAAGGTATTGCTACAAAGCTGTCCGAAGCGCTTATGACCGTGCAAGGATGGCTTATAGGACTATTGATCGTCATCGTGAATTTCTTCGCTGGGTACCAGCTCGTACTTTATGGGGTGCTTATTGCCGTAGCCTTCGACGCTTTGTTTGGAATATGCGTTGCTCGAAAGCGCGGAGAATTTATCCTGTCAGAACTCCTGCGGGCTACGATATTCAAGCTGGCAGTTTACTTCAATCTGATCGTAGTATTCGTTTTCATCGATAAATTCGTTACGACAGGAGGTATCGAAACGAAGATTACGACCGTGATCCTGGGTTCTGCCATTTGCCTGGCAGAAGCATGGTCGAGCTGTGGCAACGCTTTAATCATCAATCCGAACTTTCCATTCTTACGTCTGTTTCGAAAAGCATTGACCGGAGAAATAGCCCGCAAACTCAATGTAAATCCTGAAGATGTAGAAAACATATTAAACAGCACAAAAAAATGACCAGAGGACTTCGTAACAACAATCCCGGGAATATCCGCAAGGATGGAACCCATTGGAAGGGAGAGGTGGAACCTTCCCGCGACGCTGCATTCAAGCAGTTCGAATCTATGGCGTGGGGATACCGCGCGATGTTCAAATGCCTGAACACTTACAGCCGAAAATACGGGCTCGACACCATTCGGAAGATGATTTCACGCTGGGCACCCCCGAGCGAGAACGACACGGATGCATATATCCGTACGGTATCCGAATTGTCCGGCGTCCCGGAAAACGGATGGATCACGGCAACCAACCGCGATGTGATGATCCCGATAGTCGCAGCTATGTCGCGCGTAGAAAATGGCGTTGATGCCTGCATGACGGACGTGATGGCCGGCTGGGATCTGTTCATCAACGGTTGATAGCTCGTACTCATTATGGTACTGCGGAAAATAATCCTGATTCTCCTTCTGACCGGCTTGTTCTTTGTCGGATGGTGGCTCGGCAGGCGATCCGTCGATGTCCGTATCATCGAGCATACTCGAATCGATACGGCCTACTTCGAAAGACCGCAACCGCATAAAATACTGTCCTCGGCTATTTCGGTAGAGGTGCCGAAATGGTTGTTCGCCCCAGCGGATACCACCTTTACCACCGTAACAATAAATCCCAACCGGGACAGTGTGCCGGTACAGCTGCCATTCGAACGCCGGGAATATCGCGACAGCAGCTACTTCGCCATAGTGAGCGGAATAGCCCTGGGCGACTGCCACCCTACCCTTGAACACATCGAAACATACGGACGTACTATCACGCAGCAGAAAATAATCCGAACGCCCTACCGATGGCAACTCGGGCCTGCCGCAGGCGTCTATTACGTTAATCGCACGGGTGGCGTATGGATCGGAGGGCAACTTCACAGAAACATCGGAAGGTTCAATATCACGGCATCCCTCGGCTGGGACCCACGCGATAACGGCCCCTATGTTCAAGGAAGCATAAGTATGGATTTATGGCGGAAATAACTTTTTAACGAATTATAATTATGGAAACAATTAAAAAAATCGGACTGCTTTTCCTTGCCTTCTTCTCATTCGTTTGTATTGTGGGTGGGATAGGAACACTCTACTATTGCCAGGTCGAAAGCAGCAACTTGTTCGCAACCGGGTTGATTCCCGTCGGGGCAATCTACTTCTACCTGCTTTGGCCGACATTGAAAAAGTATCTGTTCTAACAGCTTTCGCCCGTCAGGGGTGGGCGTAAAAAAAGCCCCTGCCTTTATTAGCGTCTCTCTTACCTTCCGCTAATAATAAAGGTGCCAACACACCACGACAGGGGCTGTAAAGCCTTTGCAAGTGTGTTGGCACTTATTTTTATTTGGTAAGAGAGTGAACAAAGGTAAGAGAAATATCCTATATGTGCAAATCTGAACTTTACCGACAAATTCTCGGCACGGTATCGCAAGAAACGGAGATTTCGGAAGAGCGAATACTATCCAAAGCCAAAAACGCCGAGATCGTGGATGCCAGGTATTTACTGGTCTATTTCCTCTGGAGGCAGGGATTTCACGCCCCGGTCATATCCTCGCTGATGAACTTCTCACGACGGCCCATAGAGAAGATGATTTCCCAATTCGATCTTCGTCGCAAACAAAGCGGTAAAATGTTCGAAATGCTCCTCGTCCGTATTGCGTCCAAACTCCGTCCCACCTGCGACTGATACGATTGATTCTCCCATCGTTCATGTCGATTTTTGCATTGTGAGCTCAACGGCAGCGTCCGCCGAACGGACGCAACAATGTAAAAGTCTAAAACAATGAACGAAAAAACTTTAGTGTTCGACAACGGTGGCGCAATGGACGGCAACCTCGTGGCCGCGTTGATGAACGGAAACAACCGCAATAACGGCTACGGCAATGGCTACGGCTGGGAGTGGATGTGGATGATCCTGCTCTGGGCTCTCTGGGGCGGCAACGGATGGGGTGGCTTCGGCGGTCGCGGAAACGGACTCTCGAATCTTCCCGCCGAGCTGAACGGCGACGCAGGGCGTCAGCTGCTGATGAATGCCATTCAGGGAAACGGCACCGCCATCAACCAGCTCGCATCTTCGCTCAACTGTTCCGTACAGCAGATTCAGACCGCTCTGTGCAACATCCAGGCACAGTCGGGCCTCTCGGCGCAGCAGATCATCAATGCCGTGCAGTCCGGCAACGCACAGGTGCTTTCGCAGATGGCCTCCTGCTGCTGCGATGTCCGCACCGCCATCGAGCGCCAGGGCTACGAAAGCCAGCTCGCAACGCTCAATCAGACCAAC